GGGTATTTAACATAACACCCAAACTTAACTTCACCAACAAAGACATAGACACCAATCATCCAGCGGAAGGATTAAACGACAAACTAAAACTCGCTTTAAAATATCTCTCAAAACTCAACATAAAAGGGATTCTTCAGGGCGACCTTATGTTCACGGCATCATCCATCGAGAACGAAACAATCGATGGCGAAAAATATCTAACCTTTCAAGCCAACACAATCAAATATGCCGTCGATCCATCTTCTATAATAGGGAAAGCGATGGCTGTTGCCAAGATCGGCATTGTGTTTCATACTGCTTATGTTGGGGACACCATTCAGACTTCCAAAGCCAGTTTCAATCCCTCACTATCAGGATTGAAAAAATCACGGGATGTTTGGTTCGACAATGCCACACTCAAGCAAGTGGGAACTTCTGTTCTGTTTTCCAAATCAGAGATGGAATTCCTGAAGGTAGACATCGCCGCCGTCACAAAGGCGGCGAACGGCTCCAAAACATTCATGAACTCGTTCTCGAAGAACGAAGCCGTCAAAGCGTTCACGAAGATATACATCAACTCTTTGGTGAGATCTGGCTCAATGGATGCAAGAGCATCAGGACTAATTGCCTTTGTTCAATCGAAAGCCAAAACAGCATCAGAAACAACTAAATACATCCAACAGAATCAAATAGCCATCGATAATTTATTCAATATCCATAGCAAACTTTCTAGTATCAAACTACACATATTGAAGAAACTAGCAAACATAGAGATGGACATTACAACCTTTATCAAATCAGGAAATGGATATAAAGTGACTACACCAGAAGGATTTGTATTGATTGATAGGCTGAGTAATTCAGCATTAAAACTAGTTGATCGTCTGGAGTTCTCGAAGAGCAACTTTGATAATGCTAAACGATTTTAAGAAATTCATGAAACTATCTTCTAAAAAATCCAAACAACTGGTGTTCCTCCAATCTATCAAAAGAGGTGATCCTATTGACTGCTAAGAAAAACAAAAGAACTTCCGTTGTGGTAGTTGCTTTTGGGAGGTTTAACCCTCCTTCTGGAGGACACCAGTTGCTAATCGAAACGGTTCAGAATCTCGCATCTAAATTGGGTGCAGATCATGCCATGTTTAGTTCCCGAAGCCATGATCCTGAAAAAAATCCACTCTCTCCATCTAAAAAATTCAAATGGTTGAAGCGGTTCTTCCCTAAAGCCAATTTCACGAATGAGTCATCGATACGAACACCAATTGATATGTTGATATATTTGGCAGGAATAGGATATACAGATGTCGTAATGGTTGGTGGAGAAGATCGTGCTGTGATGTATAAGGGTTTTGCACGACTACTCACAAAAACCAAAGAGAGAAAAAGCCTCCCTCTAAAGTCCATTACCTTCAAGCAAGCAGGAGCAACCCGAGATCCCAACGCCAAAGGTGTAGCGGGGTTGAGTGGATCTAAACTCCGACAAGCCGTCAAAGACAACAACTTCAAACTATTCTCGTCTGGATTACCTTCTACGATTTCAAAATCAGATGCCAAGGGGCTATTCGACGATGTAAAGAGTGGAATGAAGTTAAAGGAATCTAAGGACGATGGACTAGGAAAGACTACAATCAAGGGAATTCGCTCCTTTAAAGAGCATTGGATGGCAACCGCCTCCAAACTCGCCTTCAAATAATGACTATATAAGAATACAGAAAGATACTATGAACAACGACTCAGGAGCAAATATGAACAAGGACTCAGGCGTAACCAGTAAACTGAATGCACTTCTCAGACTCGGACTTGTCTCAAAGAACAATGTTCGTCGAGCAATTTATGTGTTTCAGAATCCCGAACAGGCGATGAAGCAAGCACAAAATCGCACATTGATGCAAGAACTGCTCATTGATGTCGTTGATCGCATCATTAACAACAAATCGCTTTATGCTATGGTTCGTCAGAATCTAACAAAGGATGCTCATACAGCAGAATCCGCCGTTACAGAAGATGTAAGCGATGAAAGAACAAAAACTCTTCTTCGATCTGGTTTGGTGAAGAAAAAGGATGTTGTAGTGGCTCGCCGTGCGCTTTCCTCTAAGAGTAACATGAAGCAAATGGCTGCTGTTGGTGCATATCGGGAACTGATGATTGATATGCTTGATTCAATGGCAAAAAAGATTACAGGCAATCCTGCTCTATTCAATGCCTTTAAACGCACAATGGGCAATTCGCAAGCCGATGAGTCCTTTACTTCACCTAACATGGAAACTATTCTTGAATTCGGATTGGATCAAGATGCAGCCGAATTGCTCGAAAGTTACAAGCCTTCGAACTCCAAGTTGTGGACGATGGCAAAGAAGCAAGCCCGTGGAATGTTTGAATCAAATGCTGCTTGCCAAAACGCATGGGCGATGAAGTGGTATAACGAACAAGATGGAGCGTGGACTCTTATCTCTGAAGGCAAAACCTTCACCAAGTTCATGCGTTCTTTAGAAGAAGGCGATAAAGTTCTCTCGCCAAAGCAAAAGAAGTTGGATGTCAACAAGAATAAGCGTCTCGACGCAGAAGACTTTAAGGCTCTTCGTCTTAGAGAGGCTAAGGAGGTCAAAGCCTCCACCAAATCATTCGGTGAATGGGGAACACCAGAAATGGATGAGGATGGTGAATACTACGAGGTGGAAATTGGACTTGATCCTAGACAGCATCGCTATGTAGGTCAATCTAGTGCTAGTTATAAATCAGAAATCAAGCGTTTTGATGATGGTAGACGCTTTAATGACGAAGTTGAACGACTTGGCATTGCTCAAACAAAGGCTGAGAGGGCAGAAAACGCAGCACGGAAATCCAAGAAATCCAAAAAGCCTATCAAAGAAGAAGTTGACACCACCAAACCTGCTGCACAAACACCTGAACAAGCAGAACAAGCCCGTAAGGCAGCAGTTGTTGCCCGTGCCAAGAAACTAGCGAAGGCTGCGATGCGTGCTGCTGCATCTGCGCCTGTTGACACCAAAGAAGGAACCGAAGCAAAGTGGGGTCGTGTTGTGGATGCCGAAACTAAAGCACATAAACAAGGCAACTTAGCCAAGCGAGAAAGACTCACCGCCATCAAGCAGAAACTAGATGATGGTCTAGTAAAAAAATGGCAACGACGAGGCGGCGACAGGAACCCTGGAGTATTTTTAAACAAAGCAATGGCGAAGCGCAAGGCAGCACTAGCACTTAGAGACAAGGAAAAAGCATGAAGAACTTCAAAGAACTACGCTCACAACTCAACGAAGATGAACATACAGCCACAGGCAAAGCCAATCGTTCGGCTTACACCAATGATGTGGTTTCAAATGTGGTAGGAGAAAGGGCATTGAATAATCTCAATGCCATGCTTGCTACTATTGCTCGCTCAACCTTTCTCGATCCAATCGCTGCCTACAACATGATTCGTGTTCGTCTGAACATCGCTCTGTTGGACTTCACATGGCGAGAAGTGCAGGGCAAAACAGAAGTTGGTCAATATACCATTCCTGTTTTTGTTCGTGGCGTTGAAGGCTCTCTCTTCCTCAATGTTAATGTGTCTCTGAATGCAGATTCACTCTATGTCGTTGATGCAAGATTGCAAACTGCCGCCGACATTGAAAACGAAACTCTTCCTGCCATTGAAGAAGAAGTCGAAGTTGATCTCACAGAAGCCGGAGTCGCAAAGCGTCTGCGTATCCTTCGCAAGTATGTAAAGCCGGGCGCAAAACCGATGCCGGGCGAGGTCAAAGGTTTCATGGCTCGCTCCTTCAAAAAGGTAATCCATGCAGACAGGACTCGCATTGCACCAGAACCAGGAAGTTCGGCAGTCGGGGCAATGGAAGTAAGAATGCGTAAGAAGCATTCCGCAATGAAGGAAAAGGGTCTTGTAGAATCCGATCAGTTGGATGAACTCTCTCCTGCATTGCTTGGAAGATACATCAAGAAGGCAGGACTCAGCGCATCGGATGCCGCAAATCGAGCAGGACAAATGAGAGGCGCAGGCAAAGGAAAGAAATCTGAGGCAGAGAATAATCTCTACAAGAAGGTCATCAAAAGAGAAAAGGGAATCGGAAAGGCAGTAGATCGATTGTCGGGCGGCTATTAAGATTCTTTTTTTATTATGGATTTTCAAATACTAACCAAAGACAACTTCATTCTCTACGCTATGGGAAGATACACCAATCCCGATTGTCGTGGAATGAATGAGTTTGTCGAGGACATGGCGAAAATCAAATATGTCAAGAGGCTTCTGAAGAAATACAACAGAAGCGGCACGGTGCGTCCTATTTTGTTGTTAAACCATCTCTTGATTTTGGGGAATGTGTTTGGAAGCAATGCCACGGCTCGGATGCTCTTCTACAAACTAGAACCCGAACTCTATGCACCACTTAAAACTGTGATGCTCTATTTGAACTACATACAAGATGACAGCGTTGTGGATGGAATACATTTGGGTGAAATAGCCCTAGACCAAAAACTAGCCACCATTCTGAGGAAAACCATAGATGACACGCCGAAAAACTAAAACTTTCCGTCAGTTCTACAAGGAAGATGCGCCTGTCAATGTCGTCGCCAATGTAGCGGGACTTTCGACCGAGCCTGTTCTAAAAGCCCCCATCAAATCAAATATTAAGCGCAGGAAGAAACCTGTGGTCTAAATATAGATATGATTCCAACCGAACTTATAACTCTAATGGCGGGTTCTGCAACGGGATTCCTTTTTCGCCACATGGCTGAGAATCGGAAGAATGCACAAGAGAACTTCCAACGCCTCATTGCTGCTAGAAAGCAAGCAAACGATTCGGCTAACCAAGCCCGTCAGCGTGTTCCCATTGATATGGGCAAAGGCGTAAGACAACTTATTGTTTTGGTTGTGTTGTTCGGAACCATCATTGCTCCCTTCATCTTGCCATTCTTCGGTATCTCAACAGTCGTGGAATCGCAACACAATAGTCCTGAATGGTTGTTTGGCTTGATCCCTGCCTCAACCGAAACGATATTTCAAACAGTCAACGGCTTCCTCTACACTTCAGAAAATCGACAGGTTCTGTTGGCGATTTGCGCCTTTTATTTTGGGTCAGCGGCTGCTTCTTGTAAAAGTTAATTTTCCTAAATAGAAGTGTCCCTCACGACAATGTAGTGTCTAGGGACTTTACGCTTTAGGAGGCGCAACATGACTATTTATGACAGACAGAACTGCCTTTACCCCCACCTCTCGACTAGTTGGGCATACAAAAAGAAATGTCGCTGTGTTGGATGCAAACAGGCAAAATCCGACAAAGCGGCAAAATTCTATTTGAAGAATAAAGAATATATTGTTACAAAACTCAAAGACCACAGGGAAAAACACCAAGAACATTATCAAAAATGCAACGCAGAATACTATAAAAAGAATACAGAGAAAATAAAACAAAAGGTTCGTGTTTATGGAAGAAACAATAAAAAGAAAAAAAACCAATACCATCAAGAAAGAACAAAAACAGACCCGATATATGCTCTAAAACGCATTCTGCGAAGTAGATTATATTCCGCTTTAAGGTCTATTGGGTCGCCGAAAACAAAACATACCCTAGAGTTATTAGGATGTAGCATAGAGGATCTGAAATCCCATCTCGAATCTCTGTTCAAAGATAACATGACATGGGGAAATCGTGGTATGCATGGTTGGCACATAGATCACATCATTCCGTTGGCATCGGCGGGATCTGATATAGATAGAATATACGAACTATGTCACTTTACAAACTTACAGCCTTTGTGGGCGCACGAAAATCTAACCAAAGGCGATAAACTCATATGAGAACTATACCAATGAAAACAATATTCACCACAGTCATGGGATGGATTAAGTTTCCATTCCAAACACCTCCAGACAAGAATGAAAGTCTAGTCAAGACACTCGAAAAGCGCAAGTCGAAACTATATGCTTCGGCACATAAGTTGCCAGCAACCAAGAAGACTTCGAAGAAATAAAAGGAATCTATACAATGAAGTTGATTTCTCTCTCATTATTGATGTTGTGTGTCGGATGTATGCCGAGTGTTCATCTTCCATCCCCCATCGACTCTGTGCCTGATGTGTTGACCAAAGACACAAAGGTTGTGGTGCTTGCCGACTCAACAGGAATCATTCCCCGTGGAACTGCCGTAGAGACTCAAGCAGAAGATCAACCACTCATCGAAGTTGCTCTCAAAGAAGACACCATCGTTGTTGTGGCAGAGGACAAAAAGGAAGTTCAACTTTCCAAGAACACCAAAGTAATTTTGCCTCCAAACACTCCTCTTGTAATGCAAGTAGATTCACCCATCAAACTAAATCAATCCACCGACATTGTTCTCGGCAAGGGAACCGTTGTCGCAATGTCTAATGTGAATTGGTACGCAATTCTGTTTTACGCAGGCTTGAGTATTGCCGCCGCCTCATACTACTTCTCATTGAGAAAAACCAACCATGTATGAGTATTCCGTTCTTGAAATCATAAGAATTGTGGACGGTGACACCGTGGATGCGCTGCTTGATCTTGGCTTCGACATTCATCGCAAAGAGCGGGTGCGGATATTGGGTATTGATACTCCTGAGACTAGAACAATCGACGAGAACGAGAAGAAGTTTGGCACAGAAGCCAAAGCCTATGTTGTTTCGTGGTTCGCCAAGCATCCCAAGATTACTGTACGAACCACCAAAGACGATAAATATGGTCGAATCTTGGGTGAGTTTTTTGACTCAGAAGGTCGAAACCTTAGTCATTCCATTGTCGAAGATGGCTATGCTTGGAAATACGATGGAACAACAAAGATCAAGGACTATGCTCTGCTTTTGGAACGCAGAGCAGATCACCACAATCAGCGACAGAGTGATAGATGATCATGTATCAATAAAGGCATTTTCAAGTTTGATTGTGTCTGCTAATATTTTGCAGATTGCATATGAGTCCACGATGTCAGAGACAGGAGACACCGAATCCTTCGCCTTCGGAGTGAGCATTCCCTTTAGATCTATCCCTGTTTCTGCAAACCAAACATCATACATCAGATTCTTGTCAGCATTTCCACGACCTGAGAATTTTTTCTTCACCTCTGTCGGGGGGATGATTGTGATGGGGATTCCCAACTGATAAATCTTAAATTTCAAGATGCCGCACGCCTCTGCGATTTGAAACACTCTACCCTGTGCGCCGAAAGCATATCCTTCAATACCGATAGCGGTCGCTCCCATCACAATATCAATAGCCCAATCAGCGAGAGACTCGTATCGTTCTTCGTCACTACCCCAATCAGATAATCTCTCTCCGAATATCTGAGTCGAAGAGAACTGCGATTGTCTTTTGTTGTCTGTGAGGAAATAGAACGAGCAGTTCTCATGAGAAAACTTCTTTCCCTCTACAGGCTTGTAGAGACAAATGGCGGGTCCGTTCAAACTATAATCCACCCCCGCCACTATTAGATAAGGATTCATGTTCATGTAGTTATTTATAGTCATTACTCTATCGGATATTCTTCCACAACAAGATTGATCCATCCCAAAAACCTATCAACACGAATCGCAGAGTTCTCGTAGATTATTCCTTGTCTTCCACTCAACGAAGAGATGATTCCGAGAAGTTGTCCATCACTTCCAAATATTGCTCCACCCGAATCACCAAACCAAATGGTTCCGTGAGTGGGAAGCATTTTAAAATACTTGGGAGACTCTTCAAGGGTTCCGTAATACCAAATGGTTCCATAGTCACTCTTTTTGCGAATGCCACCACCATATCCTACAGCAGTCAATGGTTTGCCAGAGAAATAAAAGCCATTGCCATCAGGCAGACGAGCAGGAGTTTCCAAGCAATCTGTTTCGAGTTCACCTATCGCAAGATCATACAGAATGTTCTCGCCCAATTTAAATAATGGATGAAAGGTTTGCTTGCAAATACGATACTCTTTGCCGTTTGTTTTGAACCAATATGCTTCAGTTTCATTAAAGCAATGTCCCGCAGTCAAAATATGCCTTTTCCCGACGAGAACGGCACTTCCTATCAATTCCCGCTGTTCTGTTAACAAACAACCAACAAAAGTATACTCTGAGTCAGGGATTGGACTGAAGCCCTGTAGGAACGCCGCCTTGGGGGCTTGTGGAGCCTCTGGTGGAGAGACTTGAGGTGTTACT